AAGTATCAAGCTAATAGAGTGGTGCAATTGATTAGTTCTGTGTTTGAGAACAGCATTAGATTGTCTTTAGTTAAGTATAACCCTGCAAAGTACGTTAAAAAGAACCCTGAGATGCAACGTGATAGGCCATTAACAGATAAAGAGTTTGCTGAAATAAATAAGCAGATCAATATCATAGAGTCACAAACACATGAGCGACACTTAAATTCCATCAAGTATATAAGGCTATGTATCTTAACTGGTGGTAGATGTGTTAGCGAGATTGGTAGTGCTAAGTGGTCTGATCTTGATGGTAATAAATTAGTCTTAGAAGAACATAAAACAGACTACCAGGGTAAGCCAAGAGTAATACATCTAAACAATCAAGCTATGGCAATCATTAACTCTTGCGATAGAAACAGCGAAACAATACTTGGTGTTAAATATCCTTACCATACTTGGAACAAAATTAGAAAAGCTGCTGGATGTCCAGATGTGACGTTCCACGATCTAAGACATAACTTTGGTACTATGGCAGGTGAGCAAATGAAGATTGAAGATGTGAAGACTCTTATGGGACATAAAAGCATTAAGGCTACTGAGCGTTACCGTAAAACTAGAGAGCATATAGCCACCGAAGAAATGCAAAATGTTGGTAACTATATGCAGAAGATAATGATGTCTAATTAGAAAGTTTTGCGATTACTTTATCAGTATATTTTTGAACATACTTTGGCAATTCAGCAGTCTCATTGTTTGGATAAACCTCAACATAATCGAAGTCGCCTTCGCCATACCATCTTTGTATTTCTACTTTTGATGTATCATCATCAGTACAATGACCTATAAAATCTGATACAACCCTTTCATATTGTTTTAAATCCCAATGCCAAACACTGTTACCATCTTCTGTAAAAATCATAAATTCATAATGCATTTTTTCAACCTCCTAAAGTTTTAATGAAAAACCTATTATAACATAAAAGTATGAAAGTGTAAAATCACGTAAACTATAATTCTTCGTAGTGTTTAATTAAAGCGTTTAAATACCATTGTGCTTTTTCTAAATCTTGGATGTTTGCGTCTTTGTCTTTGTGTCTGTAAAGATACTTCCAGATGTTACCTTCTAAGTAAGCTGGAAAGTTATTAGAACCAACTCTATCTTTTATCAGGTCAATACATTCTATTTTTCCTTGATAGTGCATAGGTCGTTGAACTGGATCATGCTTTTCTTTTTTTATATCTTGCAATTTATCCCACTCCTCTCTTGTTGCTTTATCTATACTCATTTTTACCTCCTTATTAATGCGTAAATGTTATTGATAAATTTTCTGTAAATTTTTTCTGAAGATTTAATCTGAATAATATTTCTATTATTTCTTGTCAGTTACTTGCTTTATTAAATTTACTTAGAGTAGAATAACATAATCACGAAGTAATAGGTAACAACATGGAAGAAAAAATATTTTTAGATCAGAATGAACTAGCAAAAAGATGGTTACGTTCTCCTAGAACATTAGAGAACTGGAGAACAAAAGGAACTGGCCCAACATATAAAAAGATTGGTGGCAAAGTTTTATATCGTCTTAGCGACATAGAAGAAATAGAAAATAAATCAGACGTATCTGGAGAGTAGTTTGGTCAACGCACGAAACAAAGGGCGTAGAGGTGAGCGCGAAGTCATAGATGAAATTAAAGAACTTTTAGGCATAGAGCTTGAAGTTAATTATGCTCAGACTTTTGGTGGCGGTCACGACCTACTAGGAATGCCAGGTTATGCAATAGAAGTCAAAAGACGTAAAGCAATCACACAATCAGATATAAAAAACTGGTGGGATCAGTCTGTAAGACAGGCAAAGAAAGTAGATTTATTACCATGTCTTTGGTTTAGACAAGACAGAGCAGATTGGAAGGTAGCGATACCATGTCCATATTCTAGCGAGAAAGATTTTTTTCCAGTTGAAGATATAAACATTGCATCAATCATCAGTCCAGAACTTTGGGCTGCGATAGCAAGAGAGGAGTACAACATTGGCACACGCGATATTAGCACCGAGTAGCATAAACAGAATTATAAGATGTCCCGCTTCAGCTAAGATTAATGCTGTAGCAGAACGAAGAGGAAGTATAGCTGCGGCTAGAGGTACTGCGGTTCACGAAATGTGTGAAGCTCTACTTAAAAACAGATTAGATGGTATTACATTAGCTGATTACTACCTTGGTAGAACTGTTGATGTAGATGGTTTTAGTTTTGACATTACTAAAGATGATATTGCTATAGCTGAAATCTATGTTGATTATATTAATCAGCGAACAGAAGAACTTAACGGTAAATTATTAATAGAAGAAAAAGTAAACGCTCCAGAAATTAGTGATGATCTATGGGGAACTGCTGATGCAGTCATCTTAGGTGAAAGCAATAGAATGGTAGTAGCAGATTTAAAGTCTGGTGCATGGCCTGTAGATGTAGTGATGAATGAGCAGTTAATGACTTACTCACTAGCCTGTCTGGCTAGATGGGGAAACGAAGATACTGTCATTGAAATGACAATCATACAACCAAACAAAAGAGCCTTTCATAAAGACGGGCAAATAAGAACTTGGGATATTCAAGCTGTCGATCTTGCAGATTGGGGTTTGAATATTCTGAAACCAGCTTGTGATGAAGCAATGGGTGATGAGCCTAGCTTTAATGCTGGTAATTGGTGCAAATTCTGTTCACATAAAGAAGTTTGCGAAACATATAACAATCCAAAGGAGGATTAATAATGGTAGATAATAAAAAAGAGCAACCTCTTTTAAGTTTCCAAGATAAAGATGGAAACCCAAGAGAGATATTTGAGAAAGACTTAACTGATTTGAATAGACCTATAGTTCAGCAGATTAGTCAAGACCTGGAAGCGAAACAAAAACTTGAACCTGCTTATGTAGAAGCAACTAAAACTGTTCATCACATGGAAAGTGTTAATAGAAATATTCAAAATTCAGTTAGAGAATTAGAAGATGTTTTACCACCTTACAAGAAACCAATTGTAATTGAAGGTGCTGACAAGGTAGGTAAATAATGTCGTTAGCAGCAATACAAAAGAAAGCAAAAGCTAAAGCGTCAATAACAATTATCTATGGCCCTTCTGGTCTAGGTAAAACAACACTTGCTGTTGGTAGTAAAAATCCAATTGTTCTTCAAACTGAAGAGGGACTAGGTATTCTTACTAAAAATAGAGAAATACCGCATTTTAAATTAGCAAAGGATTACGATACTTTTTTTGGTTATCTTAAATTCTTAGTTGATTCTGATCTTGAGTACAACACATTAGTTATTGACTCATTAGATTGGTTAGAGCCTTTAATACATACAAAAACTTGCGAGGTGCATAAACAAGCCTCCATTGAGTCATTTGGATATGGGCGTGGTTACAACGAAGCACTTAAGTATTGGAGAGAAGTCCTTGACCTAGTTAATACATTAAGAAACGAAAAGAAAATGCGAGTAGTGTTGATTGCTCACAACCAAATCAAAGCGTTTCACGATCCAAGCACAGAGTCTTACGACAGGCATGAGCTAAAGCTACATAAAGCAGCTTCAGCCTTGGTGTTGGAAGCAAGTGATATGTGTTTGTTTTTAAACTACAAAAAGGGAACGGTAAAAGTACAAGGCAATAAAGGATTAACAAGTAAAACTGTTCAGTCTGGAAGAGTCTTAGTTACTACTGAGTCACCTGCATGTGTAGCTAAAAACAGATACGGTTTACCTGAAGAAATACAGGTGGTTGATGAAGGTGATGACTTTATTGTTAGAGCTGAGAAAACTTGGGCAGAGATTGGAAAGCTAATCGCTAAGAAATGATTACTGACCAAGAAAAAGCAATCTACTATTTAACTAAAGCTAAAATTTTAGTTGAAGAGGTGAGCGAAAGTAACGGAGATGACGATCATATTCTCCCGTTAGGTGCAAACAGAGTCTTAATTGAAGTTGTTGATGCCCTTAAAGAAGAGATTGAGAGGGCTAGTGACTACGAAGAGTATGATCCTGGCTAAACATTAATAGTTAAATTTTTTTACGGAGGTAACATTATGGATTTAACAGAATTTGGTATGGATAAATTTGAAGTTGGAGCAGAGAGTTCTGGCGGAGAGACAAGAATAAAACCTGGTAGGTATGAACTTAAATATGCTGGATCAGATATGATTGAAGGCAAAAACGGTTGGAAGGCATTAAAGATAATGTTTGATGTGGTTGGAGAAATCATATCAGTCAATCATGCCTTTACCATGGCACACAACAACGAGAAGCCTGTTGAGATAGGAAGACAATCATTGTCTCTTATGCTCAATGCAATGGGTGTTGGATCAATGAAAAACACTGATGAACTACTTGGTAAAAAAGTAGAAGCAGAGCTTGTTGTTGGTGATAAGGGTTACTTAGAAATTGACGATAACTTTGGTAAGACTTGGATGACTCCTGGAGCGAGTGATAACAATCTAAATCCTAAAGAAGAATTACCAAAAGAAGAGATGTTTCCAAGTGGCGTAGATGACGAAGACGACCTTCCTTTTTAAGCAAGATGATCTCAAGTATCGGAGGCCGAGTTTATGTTCTTACTGTCATGGCTTGGCTTCTCCTTTACTTCATATTCGTAATGGCAAGATTAAAGGAGCTTGTAGTTATAAACATCTTAAACTTATCGGGGAAAACAAAAAAATGGAGCATATCAAACAGTTTGCACAGATCAACGAGGAGTTGTTATCTGTCGCATTATCGGAAAGCAAATCTAAATACATAGAGGCTTCCAAAAAAAATAAATCTTACGTTCTGCATGAGTGGAGTAAGGAAGACAGAATAAATTTTGTCCGAAGGCTTGTGTCTAGCTATTTAAACAATTCTAAGGCACAGGCTGATGACTGATTTAACAGAATTTTATGGTGAGCAAGGTTTAGTAATAGACAAGAACTTTGCTTTTACAAGTACCAGTAAATCTAATGGCGATCTTATTAGTGAGATGCGTTCTAATGGTTTGCTTGTAGATTTTTTAGACACTACAGGAAATTTGGTAAGAGTTAGCGTTAGTGCAACTGCAAATTCAAGGCCCGATAAATCAAATGAACGCTCAGGATATTATGCGTACAATCAATTAGACAATAACTTTGTCTGCATTTACGGTAATTGGAGAACGTCTCAGGAGTGGAAGTTTACTTCTTATAATCCTAACGAGATGTCTGCTGAACAAAAACGATTAATGCAGACTAAGTTGGAGGAAAGTCAAAAAAGGCGAGAGGAAGCTAAGGCTAAGAAGCAAGAAGAGGTTTCCATATATGCCAAGGAAAAGTTTGCTAGTGCGAATGAAGTGACGGATCATAATTATTTAGATGATAAAAAGGTTAAAAGCTATGGTTTAAAAACAATCAATGGAAACCTATTGATTCCCGTGCATTCTATCACCAAAAGTGATAACGGTATATTAGTAAACGATATAAAGTCCCTCCAATATATCTTTCCAGATGGCAGTAAAAAGTTTGTCGGTGGTGGCGAGATTAAAGGCAATGTATTTTTAATTGGTTGTGAAGCAACTGAATTGCCCTATCTTGATACCCTAATTTTATGCGAGGGATACGCTACAGGAAGCTCTATATTTGAAGCTACAGGATTACCTGTTGCGGTGGTCTTCTCTGCAAATTTCTGTTTAACAGCGAGTGTTAGGTTGCGTAAGGTAACGGGTGCTAAGTTTGTTATTGCACTTGATAACGATACGTCTGGTATTGGTGAGAAAAATGCTAACGAAGTAGTTAATGCAGTTAGTAATTGTGTTTCCAGACTACCAAGTATTACAGGTGATTTTAATGATCTGCATTTATCTAAAGGGTTAGAACAAGTTAAGTTAGAATTAACGGAATCTAAGTTCAACATAAGACAATATGCTATTCGTAACTTGGTTGAAGAACCAAAACCAATTGAGTGGTTAGTAGATAGTTTTATTCCTCTTGGTAAACCAGGAATTATTGCGGCAGTAGGTGGGGTTGGTAAGTCTTTATCAATGATCCAACTTGCTTTGGGTATT